CAAATCAGTGCCTGCCGTGCCAATGTCGCCATCGGCCACATTGGGAGTGCGAATGCCCGGTTCGTTGCTTTCAAAAGCGTTACTGCGCCTCACACAGTAAAAATTAAACTCTTTGTCGGCACTGCTTGTTTGGCTTCCGCCTTGCACTTCAACGTAATAACCATCGCGCTTGTCAAACGCTCCAAATTTTTTAATATCAGCCGAATCATTAGAGACTGACGTTCTCACGCCGAAAGTGGCGGCGCTCACTCGCCCTGGCTGATAACGGAAAAATCGCTTACTGCTTAAAATTTGATAGTTATTGGTAGTGGCAACTCCCAATGCCACTTTTGCAGCACTTTCATTTGCAATGTGCGTCGTGCTACCACCCCCTTCGCTCGCCCATTCATTTGGGTTGATGTCGTAAGTGGTAACATCTGCAAAAATGCCAAGCGCCACTTCGGCACGAGGCACGCCAAGCAGGCTCAAGCTCACTTCGCTGATCTGCTGGTTTGCCACCTGCACGGGCACCGCCGTTTGGTCGCTAGCGATGACGACAGGCAGGCTATCCGCCATCGTTTGCTGCCCAGGGGGAATGGGAGCAGTACGGCCAATAGTAACTACACTTACGCCTTCTTGCAGATCAGCCATGTTCTTAGGGGAAACAGTTTGACAAGGTGGTGCCGACAATCACATTGCCAGCAATCACAGTGTCTTGTCTTAGTCTATAGACTGCGCCACCAATAGAGGCGTTTGTCACTCCAGAAAGCGATGGAATGGTAAAAGCATAGGGAGGCAAATAAGAAATATTGGTGAGACCGCTATAAATGGTTGCAGTGGTGTTGTTGAAGTTGACACCGGAGGAGGTGGTGCCGCTAAACACCACTCGTTCTGGGCCTCCTAGCGTGTGGTTGTTTTGCGTGGTGAATGTGCCACCGCTCACTGAAATAAGATCGGTGAGATATTCTTGCGCTTCAATGCGCACGTCCCAGAACAGCGGGGAATATTCAGCAATTGAAGCGTCTTGCGTGTAGGCACTGGGAAAGAACACTCCGCCAGGCGCCTGACTGCTTCCATAGGCATCCCAAATGGCAGCGGTTTGACTGGAAGTGAGCCAAAGGCGAATTTGCCCATTGCGCAATGGCTCCTCTTCTTCCACGTTGATTGTGGCAATTTGCGAATAGGAAGTATCGCCAGTCTTTTTCCAAACCGTAGCGCACACTTGCACGCCGCTTAAATCGTATGGAGTGCCATTTTCGGTTTGCAGCAACAACCCCATGCCGTCAAAATAATCCCTGCGCAGAAGATAGAGATCAACACGAGGAGCAATGGAAGTAGAAAGAAAGTTGCTCATGCTGGCACTTCGCGATAAGAAAGAAACACTGAATAAGTGGTGGTGCCGCTCACCACTGCATTGATTTTTTCGCCGCTTGCGCTTTCAAACAAGCCCAATGGATTAGAGAGGGTTATGTTGCCATTGGCCGCCAAGTGAAGCGGAGGCGTTTTGTCGGAAGATGCCCCGCTTTGAAACTTTACCGTGCAAGCGGCAGAGGAAGTGATGGCCATTGACAGCACGCGCAGCTTCGTGCTCGCTACTGAAGCAATTACATCGGCATTGGCAGAGCCAGTAATCTGTGCGCTTTTCAGGCCAGCATTGAACAAATCATTCTGCACCACATAGGGGTCGCCATTGCTGCCAGCACCAGTGGCCCGAATGTAAGCGGCATTTCCAAGAGCATCAAGTCCGTAAAGATTGGCCATATCAAAGAATCAGGAACAGATAGCGCTGGTTTGGAACAGTCGTGCCGTCAGAATAGCGCACCTCTTGAGCAGCAGTGAAGTCGAAAACTAAAGGGCTAGCCAGAACAACTGTGCTATAGGCAAATGGAGACTTTCTGCCATTGATGCCAATTGTAGCAATTCTAATGCGATAGGAACCGTTGGTTGTGTAAACGTCCGATGGAAAGCGAATGTAATTGGCTGCAGTGGTGCCAATGCGTATCCATTGATTATCAATTGTGTCCAGATAGTCCACCTCAAAAGCGGCTATAAATGGATTGTTTTGGGGAGGATTCCAGCAAATTGCAGGGTGAATAACATTGAGAACTGAATAGGAGGAATACTGCGGAAATGCCCACGAAGCTTCGTTGTAAGCCATTACTGCGTCACCTCCAGAGTGATGCTGTCGCCATCAACGCTAGGCACCACTTGAGGCCCCGCAACGGAAGCGCGAGAAAGGCCAACGATTGTGCTCTCATCCGTAAGCGTAAATTTGTTTTCGTCGTACAACGACGCCATCACTGTGACAATGCCTTGATCCTCCACCACGGAAATAGTCCTGAATTTTCTCACTCCATCGCTATTTTCCTGAAGCACCCACGGTGCGCCCGTCAATGGCTCGGCGGATAACGCAGGCGTAATTGAAAGAACACTTGTCTGTCCCGGACTATTAAGCACCATACGGCTTTCGATGGTGCCGTCAGGAAGCATCACTGATGCCTGGTACGTTAATGCAGGCAAAATTGTGAATGGGGCATCAATGGAAAGGGAAGAGACTGTGGCTTCCAAAATTCTTCCCCCGTAGCGCTTGCCTCCTTTCGATGGATCTGCAATGCCAATCGCTTCCCCAGGAAGAACAAAGAATCCTTCCGACGATGTTTTGAAGGTGACAATTTCTGTTTCGAGCTGATCGCTCAGCAGCGTCCATCTGCCAACACGCTGCGCCTGCCCTTGCGACGTGGTGCCAAATGCCCTGATTTCCGTTTCTTGGTAGCCATAGCGCTCCAAGCCCTCTCGGTCTTCCACGTATTCCACTTTTGCTTTGTATTGGTCGTCAGGATCGTTCCATGACACCAAAGCAACAGTTTTTCGGGCCTTGCGAGCAGTGCCCTCGTAAGTAAAGGGAGGCTCGGAAACATTGCCGCTTTCGTCTGTTTCTTGCAGCGTATTTGCGGGCGAGAAAATCTTGGTAATGGATTTTGGTTTGTCCTGAATTGGCACAACCATGCCTTCGCTAAAATACAACATGCCGCGAAACGATGCAGCAAGCGCATTCAACACTTCATAAGCCTCGGCTCTATCTGTGATGTAACCATTGAAGACAAGGCGAGGCTCAAGGCCGCCCTTGCCATTGGACACGGCTTCGTCACAGTGTTGAGCGATGGAATAGAGAGAATATTTGTCTACGTTTGCCTCTGTGATAAACTCGCCCGCCCCATAGCGCGTATTGGTGAGCAAGTCGTAAAACACCCATGCAGGATTGTTGCTCCATACCGTCTTAAATGTGCCATCCCAAATGCCCGAATAAGATCGAGATGCTGGATCGTAATTCGTGGGCACTTTTATCTTCATGCCAAGCATGTCGGCAGAAATTTGAGGAACTGCCGTAAAATTTTCCGCGCCAATCTTCAGACCAATTAAAGCCGTGTTGGGGTAGCGGAAAGATTTTTCATACATGCCAACGATTGCCTTGAGGAACAAGTCGTTGGAAATGCTCGTGCTAGCGGGGTCGTCCGTGGCTCTTTGAACAGTGACCACCCATGGGCCTGCGCCTTGCAAGTCATATTCATATTCAAAATCAACAGGTCCTCTGCTTTTGCCGGAAATAGTCTTGTCTTCGTTTACAAAAGTACTGCCTCCATCGGGACGTATTTTGATATTGAAGGTGACGCTATCACCTTTTACGTCGCCACTGTCTTTGTCCACGCGAAACAACGCGCCAATCCCAATACGAATGCGTATCTTGCTGAGAAGCGAACTGACAGTAGTTCTTGATACTGCCCCAATTGCCTTCGTAAGCTTCACACCCACGGCTTGCTCCACTCGCACGTCGTCAAAGCCGGGCATTGGATCTTGGCCCTGCGTGCCGGTGCGATAGTCAATGACCAAGGAGTCCACTGCGCCGGTTGCGCTTGCTCTGTTGAGCGATGGAATAGAAGAGGCAATTGCATTAAGAAATGCCCCTTTTCCATTGGCATTAGTAGCACTTCCCGTGTAGAAATAGCTAATACTGAAGTTGAAGCTGCCGTCCTGGTTCTTGATGGGGGTGTTATCGAGGTAGATGCGCGTGAGCGGGTCTACGCCGTCCTCAAAGCCTTGTATTTCGCCTTCGCTGAACACTGCCACCACAAGAGCTTCTGAGCGGCTTCTAAGCGATTCTGGGTCTTCCTGTGGCCTACGACCGCCGCCCTTGCCGCCTTTCCCGCCTCCTCCTCCTCCGCCGCCGCCAGCGCCGCTCACATAAGCGGTCCAGCCTCCATTGCGTTCCTTTACGACTTCGCTCATCAGACTGGCACCTGCTGTGTGGTGAGAGAAGCAGAAATAACCAATGGAGAAGCGGCTAAAAAGCGTCCGTACAAAATGGGTACGGCACTGCCTTGAGTGGTGAGCTCTGCCGCCCTGTCAAACAAAAAGCTTTCCTTGCGCTCTGTATCGCTCATTGCGTTGCTTTGTTGCGGCGTGAGCAGGCCGGCCACGCCAGTAAGAAGCATTGTGGTGCCCAAGGAAAACATGATTGAACCCACCGTTGTAAAAGCAGCTTTACCAGTCGCAGCCACCACTGCTGTGCCCACGCCAGGAATAAAAGCCAGTGCAACAAGAGCCACGCCAATTAAAACCTTTCCTACATCGCCACTTCCGCTAACGATGGGAGCAATAATCATGCGCTCGCAAGGCATGAGCAAATTGTCATAATCCATGCCCTCAGGATCTTGATTGACCACTTTGAAGGCTACGCCTCGCTCGTGAGCAGTGACCATATAGTCTTTGAATCCCACTAATTGATTGGTCAACGCAGACATCACTTCTCGAGGCGAATTTGCAGCAAAACGATAATATCTTCCAAACTTACGTCCAAGCTCCCCTAAGAGCTTCACTTCAATCATCTTCATTGAAACAGCTCCCGATGTCGCAAAACTTTGACGGTGTTCTTGCGCCAGTAGCCGCCATACACACTGGCTTCAGACAGTCTATCAAGAAGGTGTTGATAAAACACATTTTGCTCTGGACTGTGCATAACTCCCACATGATTTGGAAAGTCGGCTTGCAGTTGCATCAAAAGCATGTCACCTTTTCGCGCTTGACCATCTCCCACTTCCCGGAAGCCTTGCCCTTCAAAATTCTTCTCAAACATGCGCCATTCACTGCTTTTCCATTCAAACTCTTCCCCTCGATCGTAGTCGTCAAGCTCAATACTGAATTCCCTGCGATAGTAATCTCGCAGCAAGCCGTAGCAATCGTAAATGCCATAGAGCCATGGTCGCTCAAGGAAAGGAGCATTGCCGGTGGGATCCATGTGATGCCAAGTGTTCGCAGGTACGCAATACATCACCCAAGGCACATTCACTTGCTTGCACGAAGCAATGTCATGCCTGCTAAATTTATCTTCCGAAAAGTATAAATGGCTGTGAAAAATGGCTTCAATTCCAAGCGGATCAAAGCGGGCATAGTCTTCTGCCGTAATGGCAAAATGTCGCGATGGAGAAGAATGAGCATTGTTGCACGGCCAATACTGCCCGCCCGCGACAATGCCACACACCTCTTGATCGGGGTGCTTTTGAGCATGAGCCGCCATTTGCGGCTTAAAGAATTGCCAGCTCATTGTCTCCCCTGAATAGCACCAGGAAAGCCGCCAAAAGGCAGCGAAGTATTGGCAAATCTTAACTGGCAACTGCTCACTCTTTTGCCGCACACGTCTTCATTGATGTTATTTGTAGGCGTGTCGTTAGCCTTGGCCACG